CATTATATTACGAAAATGCGCCGACGCTTGGCACAATCGGGGGACATCGCAGTTCAGTATTCTCATGGTTTACTGGATTTCGATCCACAAGCTGAGGAGCTCGACGGGAATTTGACTTACATTCCCGTTCGTAGTTTCCAATACAGCGTACCTTACCGGGATGACCCGACGGACGCTGCGTTCAGGGTGCCCACAGTTGAGATCAATCAACTTGGGCCCCTGTTCGCTTGTGAAATGCCCGTGGCCACTGGCACTGATTACGACTCATTCCTCGCAGCTTTCAACAAACGCTGCAACTTTGTCGCCGAAGACGACATTGACACGGATGAGTTTGAGTTGGCGATGAATTTTATCGCCACGCTCGATGGTTTCTTTGCTGGTGACCCATGGGATGAGAACGAAATGGACAGAGACCGCTGGATGGCCAAGTTTGGTCCCTCAAAAGCCGCCCGAATGGCGGACGCTTACGAAGCGGTGTATGAGCACGATTACCGTGTTTTGGGCACCAAAGACATATCCGTGAAGCAGGAAATACTTTTGAAGAGGAATGATCCAACTTGGGCGCCCAGAATCATTTACGCAGGTAATGACGCCTACAATGCCGTTAGTGGCCCAGCAGCTATGGTCGCTATGGAGCGTCTGGTTCTTATGTTGAGTGATCGTGAGGTTTGTGGAAACCGCGTCATGTTTGCATATAAGAAGACCGACGTTGCTTTGATGGAGCACTTGAATCAGGATGATTCGTTTGCCCACACTGCCGAAGGTGATTATTCGAGGAATGATCGGGAGCAACGCAAACGCGTTCATTTGTTGTTCGACCGTTTTTTGGAGGCAATTAACATGCCTCGTTGGTACCGGGACCTTGAAATTGGTGTTAGCCGTTTCAAGGTGCAGAATGTTAAATACGGGTTCAAAGCATGGTTGAAGTGGCAATTGCCCACGGGTGTCACTGTCACCACCGTGCGCAATTCTTTTTACAACTGGCTCATGTACACTTTGTCGATGGCTCGGCAAGGTGTGCGTTCTGTCAGCGTGATCCTTGGCGACGATCTGTTTGCCAGGTGTGACCGCGCCGTCTTGTTGGACGTGTGGGTGGCTTTTGTCGCCCGCTACAAGATGGTGTTGAAAGCTAAGGCTCCACCCATGCACGCACACGGCACTTTTTTGTCCCGCCGCATGTGCAATGAAACCACCACCCCGTGTATGTTCCCTCTCGTTGGGAAAGCATTGTTGCGCTTCAACGCGCGTGGCACTCGTAATGCAGCAGTCTCTGACAGCCAGTACATGGCTGGCAAGGCTCTGTCCTATGCTTACGAGTTCCGCCACGTTCCCGTTGTGCGCGATAGTTTTCTGCGTCGCTTCATGTCTGAGGACGCAGATAACGTGACTACTGACGAGCTCACCTGGTTCACCAAAACCAGCAATTTGACCGTGCAACAAATAGTGCAGGCAATTGCTGATGAGAGCGTATTGCTCACTGAAGACGAGTTTGAAATGACTCTCCTTGACGCCTACGACTTGGATCTCACCGCCCTGCGTGAAATGCTCAGGGACGTTGTTGAGAGCACCGAGCCCACACTGTACACCCACCCGTGTGAAGACCTGTTGTTAAAAGATGTCTGAGAACACAGACACATGCGTTGGCCTCCGCTTGAGCATCCCCTCCCCCCATGGAGTGTTAATGGAAACATATTGGGTGAAATTGTT